GTGGGATTTCCCACGTTTCGACTTTATATGTAGATTGCAACAGAGCTGTTCAAACCATTGCAATTAGCATGTTATAGATCCGATTTATATCTTGATAATCTTATAATATTGATGACCATTTTTGACGTGACGACGTCATTACTTGGTAGATATTGTTTGGTTAGAGTTAACGTGAATTATTTTATGTTATCTTTTACACCCTTCGTATGGGAATATTATTGTAGTAATATTCTTGTTAGACAGTAGCCTTCAAGGCTGCTCACTTCGATGTTGACTAGTCCTTTAGTCACTATGTAGCTACTTTGTACAAGTCCTTTTGTACAAAGCGCTCGGGATCGTTGTCCCTAGAGCCTTCACTTGCTACCCCTTTTGGGGATGCCTTGTGAATACGACTATCAGTTAATTATACGGTAATTGATAGATGAAGCGGAGACTTTCGGCGTATAAATTTTGTAAATACTTTAATCTTCGACCTGTGGAAGTAGCAGGCCGGTGTTCGTGTCCATCATTTGGTAATTGATGGGTTCGTACTACTATATTAGTAAATTGTTTAAATTTGAGGAAAATTAAATTTAGCTGTACTAACAGTTTTAGCGTAAATAATTATGATCACGGAATTCGTGAGTGTTATAGACCACAAGTTGAGTCTGTTTTCATAATTATTGAACTATATTGTTAGATTAGCGATGTTTAATTGATAAAATTGAATTTTTATTTATTTTACTATTTTTTAGTACCTATTCATCATTACCTTAGTAACCGAATTGGGAGTTTACCCAAAACCTATCCTTATACCTCTTTTATTGCTTATGGGCAAGTAGAGGGGACGGGAGAGATTAGAGTGGGCGTTACATTATTTATGCTTGGAGAAAGAGCGTTCATTATTGTTATTTTTACTTTCTAAGTATTAACTATTTTTGTCTGTTCACTAAAGATCGCAGTGTGTTTCTTACGGTTTTGTGTGAGTTACGGTTCTCACACATAATCGATGTTACACGTAGACTGTTTAAAAATGCAGAGTCTAATGAGGTTTAGCGCACCTTATTAGTCTGACTTCGTGCTTCTATTAATTATATGTACGGAACACTACTTAAAGCTAGCCCCTATCTCAACATCATATTCGCACTTCTTGGTGCTGTGTATGGTTACAACGCAGGGCCGTTGTCGTACGAGACATTGTTCTTTGTGTCTTTTACGGCTTCGGTTTGTTTTTGCGTTGTGTTTTTACACGTGATGGGGATGTCCATGTACTTGTGGATTCCCTTTTACGCGTTGTATTCATTATCACGACTTGTTCTTGAGTTGTGTGTAAATAGTTTTAAGCGATTTATGTTTTTCTTGTTCTTTAGAATTCCATTTATCACTTATTTGTTTATATCGTTTTGGTTAAAATTTTTGTTTGTTTATAGTTTTGGTTGGCCCGCTGCGGTGGTAGTTATGTGTCAACTACCATTGGAGCGGATGATTTTAATGTCATGGCTTAAGTTATGGCGAGCAACAGAGGCGGCTGTTCGTCATGCGCGTAAGGATCGTGCCCTTGATCCTCATGCAGCTAATACCAACCGTGTGGTTGGTGGTGTACCTGACAATCTGGATCCACGGAAAGAGATTCAGATGGCGGTAGCCGATTGGTTGTTTGATCAGGTTAAAGCTGGGAGCTTTAACCCGTATGGTAACGGACAAACAACAAAAGCTTTCCCATTCGTTGTTCTTGGCGAGTGGCGGAAGAAGCCTGTTTTCTGGTTGCACATGAAGCCAGATCGAATAGTTAGGGTATCACTTCGCCAGAAAGTGTACTCAGGACTATGGAGGCTGCATCAGCGTGATGCGGACTTCAAATTGTACAATGATTGTACTAAGCAACGGTTTCATGGCTTACACTACGGAAAAGCTGTAAGTCATATAAATGCGTTGCTCGATCATTTGTCACCTGCTTGTATTTTTCAAATCAATCAACACGATGGTGACGGACTCTGGTATATTAATCGTGTTGAGCGCTCCAAAATCGATGCGATTTTGGAGAAGAGAGAGGAAGAGTTGAAGACAGGGAGCTTCAACCCTTATGGTAATGGTCAATTTGCGGAACGTCTTAAGGAAGACTTCCACAGCAGACAATCGCGTCGGTCCCATGAACGGAAGCTAGTTAAACTAGAGATACAGTGGGACAAGTTGTGCCTTGACTATCCTACCTGTGATTACGGTAAAAGTTTGCCTACCGCTCTACGAATCTTTGTAGAACGGTTACATGAGCTGGAGTATACGACGACTTCAGGACTCAGCCTGCCCATTGCAGTGGTGCAGCGCGCTTTACGTAATTATGTGGATGGTTATGGTTTAACTCACGCCCGAAAACTGGAGAGACTTGTTTCTTCAGCAATAGACTTAGCACTAGATCCTTTGGATCTCGTAGTGACAACAGGTGACCCGGAACCCGGTCGCCCGTTGCGTGCTCTATTGATTAAGGCGTACAAGCACTTCGGAAAGAGCTTTCATGCTGGTGTATCTGGAAAACTTATGCATCATTACCTCACTGCGTCACACGCACTCGATCCAATTTTTAATTCACAGATGTTAAAAGCAGCTGAAAATTTAGAGAAGATAACAGACCCCGCGCACATGTCAGACATGGCAGCGGAGGTGTTATCTTCCCCGAAAGTTTCAGCAGCTGTTGCAGCTGTGGTTAATACGGTCCCATCTGAAAAGATGGGACAAGAGTTTGGTAAAGGTATTGGCAAGTCCATAGCCGATACTTTGCGAACTCTTATGCATGAAGCATCTGAACAGGTTACCCAGTTCTTTGGGAAAGCTGTTGGATGGATGAAGGATCATCTCGTCTGGATTATTGCAGTAATCTCGGCGGTTCTTATTTTTGGTGCAGTCACAACGTGCATGATTTGGAGATACCTGTTCCCGGGTGTCCCTGAAGTCGTGTACCAGTCACAATCATTTTCTGATGTTTTTGTTACAGGTTGGGGTCGTAAATTGGCTACTTGGATTTACGGCATCGACCTTCCTGAAACCTTTAACGCAGCTGGAAAGTTTGCGGTAGGGTTTAAAAACATCAAGGAATTTTGTGGTTCTGTTTCATCATCATTAGCTAAACTTGTTGATTATGTCAGTGAGTGTTGTACAGGAATTCCTTTCTTTTCGCAGTCCCGAATAGCGAAAGAATTGATTTCCACACATACTGATTTTATTAACATGACTACTGATGCAGATTTTACTAGGCTTAGTACAGACATAGAATTCGCAAAGTCCTTTTGCGTTTGCTATGAGAAACTTAGGAAAAATTATGCATCAATCACATCATGTATCTCTGATGTGAATATGAAACAGAATCTACAATCCTCGTTGATAAGAGGTCTCTTATTTTATCAACGAGCACAATACACAATAGGTTGTAAAATACGTAGTAAACCTTCTAGTGTTCATCTTGTTGGTATCCCTGACCAAGGGAAATCCGAACTCATGAATTTGTTGGCTGGTTATGTTTACCATTTACTAGGTAAGGGTAAACTAACAAATGCTAATAGATATGAGCGAAAACAAGATGATCAATTTTGGTCAGGGTATGCCAGTCAGGAGATTACGACTATGGATGATATATTGCAAACGAGTGATCCTGTAGCGCGTGGGCGCCAGGTACTTGAATACATTTATATGATCAATACAGCATCGTATCCTCTTAATATGGCAGATCTTGGCGCAAAAGGTATTACGTACTTTCAGTCAAATCTCATCATTACAACCTCAAATCTGGATCAGCCCAATAAGTATACAGATTTGTGCATAAAAACGCCTCTTGCGTTCTTCAGGAGAATGAAGTTTTGGGTAATCGTCCGGCTCAAAGACGGATGTGAACGACCTCCATCAGTTAGTCTTGAACATAGACATAATTGGGAGTTATTCCTGTGTAAATATAATTGGCGTGATCCTGATGTTTTTTCAGTGAAGCCAGAGTGTGTACCAATAACGTTTGACGAATTGGGAAAACTCGTGGCTCAAGACATCTTGATCAACCAACAATCTTCCACTCAGACGGATTTGGATTGGAGTAAAGTTTGTGCCCCTTTGGTAGGACCAAACACAATTTTACCCGTTCCAGAACCACCTACGACAGTAGAAGAATTAAACACAGAAGTAACTCTTGATTTAGTCTTTCAAAATCAGATGAAATTATCGCAGTACTTTGCTAATTTCATTTGGGGAGATGAGAACAAGTCTGCTGCAAGCAGAATTTATTCTCATTTTAAGACTGAAACAGTTCAAAAACATGTAGAAAAGAATGAGGAGTTTATTGGACCCGTTAAAACAGAGAACAAGGATTTCTCTGAAGCCGTTAAAAAACTTCATCCAGGTGACTTAGTACTGGAGGACTACATGGCCGCGAAACGCGAATCTTTTGGTAAAGCGCGTAAGCCTGGCTGTGATAAATGTACAGAGTCGAATTTCAAGTTATGTGGAGGTGATGTGTGTAATTTCGTACCCAAGCCCGTTGAGTATGTACCATCATCTATGCAGAAAGCTGCTGAACAGTCCGAATTAATTCAGCAGAATACTTGGAAATTGTGGAAGGAGAAATATGGTGTTTCTAGCAACATAATTCGTTATGTTGCTGGTGCTGCTATAGCTGCTACACTAGCCGGAATAGTAGTAGTAGGATTAGGTAAACTTTGTACGTGTGTGGTCGAGGCCATGGGCTTTCCAGACAAAACAGAGTTTGCTTCTCAAAGCACTGATAAATACCAAGAACGGTTAAAGAAACGCAATCGTGGTGTAGGCTATGTCCCCGCGAGAGCGTTTAATTCACAATCTTATGACCATAAATCAATGGATCTTTGTTCCAAAATTCTTAATGAAAATCAATATTGGGCCGAATACGTTGGACGTAACGGTAAAATAGCATCAGCATACTTTCTGGTACTTTCAGGAAGAGTGTGTGCGATCCCTATGCACGCGTACCGCGTACATGGAGGTCTTGATTGGATTAAATTAATTTGGAACTATGGTCATGAAGAAGGTCAGGAATTGAAAAAACTGGAGTTATTATTTGAGAATGAAGATACGGATCAGGTGTTCTTGTTTTGTCCCGAATTACAAGTTCACTCTGATTTTTTGCGTCATCATATGCGTAATGATCCTATTACGACACCTCTTAGTACAGTTGTTAGATGTACTATTGATAAACGCAAGCCTGATTTGCCTCATTTACTTGTGCCTGGTTCTACGATAAGTCCGTTATCTAGAGCTAAGACAGAAGTGAGAGATGGTGATCAGGTTGTAACTTCAATCCGTAAAGGAATATACGTCGTTCGTGGCATGGAAGGAGAAGACGGTGATTGTGAAGGCGCTGTTGTTTTACAAAACAACGCTTTTGAACATAAGTTCCTGGGAGTGCATATTGGTAACTTTGACAAAGTGTGTCTTGTGGCCCCAATTTTCTTAAGTGATTTACTTCGTTGCGAAGAAATCATTAAAGCTAAATATAAGTCACAAGCACGTCTTATGTTGGTAGTAGCCGACGATATAGCACCCTCAGACGATAATCGTTTTAACGACGATGAACTCGCAGGAGTAACGTTCACTCAGAATGCTTTGTCCACTTTTAAGCATCCAGGAATGAAATTTGTGGGAACACTTAGCCACAAATTTGTAGCTCCAGGAAATACAGTTTTACGAGAAACTGTAGTAGCTACAGGAACGTTAGATGTGATTGGTAGAGATGAGGTTTTTCTACAGCCCCCCTGGCCTGTAGAAGAGCGACCCGCTCGTCTCAAACCTTTCACAAATGAAGAAGGTCAACGACTTGACCCTATGGCAATTGCCTTGGATAAATATAAAGGCAAAATTGTCAAAGCAATACCTCCGTTCGCTCTGGACGATAGGTGTTGGACTGGTGTTTTTGGTCATACAGATTGGTCCAAATATCGTGTACTTACGATAGAGGAGGCTATTTGTGGCGCACCCGACCTTGGTTTGCCACCAATAGACTTCAACACATCCGTAGGCTTCCCCGAATGCGGATATGGTTGGACTAGACCAGACTTCTTAAAGAAGACACCATTTTGGATTCACCCTAAACTCTTGGCGCGAATAGAGTTGATTGATTCCAAATTAAAACAAGGCATTATTCCTCGGAATTTTGTTATCGCCACACTTAAAGACGAATTACGCCCGCTGCGTCGCGTAGCAACGGGAACAACACGTAAATTCGATAATGGCGAACTTGCTTGGTTGATCGAGGGACGTCGTTATTTTGGAGCATTAATGATGGACCACGAGCATGAAAGAATGTCAGACATGCAGGTAGGAATCAACCCCTATTCGTTAGCATGGAAATTGTTGTATGAGAGACTTGAGCGTTTTGGATCAAACTTGCCCAATAAGTTTGCTTCAGACATCAAGAATTTTGATATACACTATTTTCACTGGATGGCCGATGGCTATGCATATCATTTCGCACAAGGTCGTGGAGTCTCAGAAGACCACGATGATGTAGTAGTGATCTTCGGTTACCTACGAGGATCATTCTACGTGTGCGAGATAGTAGGCGATGAGGTTTACCTTGTCGTCATTATGCCGTCTGGAACATTAGTAACTTCGTACATGAATACTAATGGTAATTCAGTGAAACATAGAAATATCTTTTACATTCAATGTAATAGGTTAGAGAAAACTCTCGATTTCGATGATTATATCGAGGCTTGTTTTTATGGTGATGATGCACTAGGTGCCATCGACATGAAAATAATGCCTTGGTTTAATGAAATTGTTATCGGTGAGTTAGCTAAAACTTACTACAATCATACACACACAGCCGCAGATAAATCAGAGACCCTAAAAGAAGGTGTCGTGCTCAATGAAGCACAATTTCTCTGCCGCTCATTCGTTGAAAGAAGTGGACACGTCTATGCCCCTTTGACAGAAACAACTCTCAAATCAATGGTTCAGCACGTTAGACATACTAAGGAGTATTCTGATGAGCATCAATTGATGGTGAATGTACATAATTCACTACGTGAGTGGTTTTTTCATGGACCTGACAAATTCGAGAATGCGAAGCGCATCTTGAATCGATTTCTTACCGCAGTACGACAGCCTGTCTTTACGCCGTCGTACTCGGAGTTAGAAGCCGAGTCAAATAGATTGTATCTATGTTCTTAAACGAAAAACTGGGCAGAGAATAGCCCGAAAAAATCCCCAGCAGATGGTGAATCTGCAGTGTACCTACGAGCTCGTCGTGGAAAATTGTTGTGTTGTCTTGCTTTTAAAGACTTCATAATGGAGCAGTGATAAGATCTTACGTCTTTTGCCCGTCTGTAATATAACTTACTTACTCCTAGAGAAAATGGCTTCGCTATCCTTCCTTTGGTACTTGGAAAGGCTATGCGAACTACAGTACCGCCGCACAAACAACAAGTGTAAACGTTGAATCACCAATAGTCCCTGAGTCTGGTGATGTCTCTGTAACTGATACTCAGAACCAAGTCACATTCGCGGACAGTTCGAATGTGGTTAAGCAAGAGTCAGTGAACCAACTGATGAAAGCTTATGGCGCAACAAATCCATTCCCAAATGAAACGCCAGAAAAAGTCCTTACTAGGGTTGTCAAAATTGAAACAGTCACATGGAATAGTAGCTTTACGTATCAAACTTTTGATCTCCTTAATACAATTGTCCAAGCCTCGGTGCAGCTACAGCACCTTTTGGGAAATTTGAATGGGACGTTCGGAATGTTTCGTTATCTTAGAACAGGGTTCAAGGTAACAATCAAACTAAATTCGACTCCCTATCATCAAGGCGCTCTGATAGCCTCATGGATTCCACCTCAATATCAGGACACAAATGCAACCATTCCGGAGCTCGCAGCCGGTAATCATGGTGTCATTCTCTCCGCTTCCACTCAAGATCAGTGTGAATACGACATACCGTTTATAAGTATGAATCCTTGGTTTGATACGTACAAATTTGATACACTTCGGGATGGCCCGAAATTGATTTTGACGAATCTAAATTCCTTGGTAACTTCTTCACCATCTGTTTCAGATTCAGTTCCTATTACAATCTGGATACAGTTGATGAATCCTGAAGTTACAGGGTTTTTACCAGTATTCTATACTTATGCAACCTCAACCACTGTCACAAGTGGCACTATGAGTACCCAGTCATTGGAGAAAGTAGTTTTCAAGTCGCAGATGCACAGAAAGCATGCGAAGGAAGCAAAAGAGGGAGAGAAGAAAGATGCGATTGGACAAGCTGTTAATGCAGTAGCAGATATTGTCGAACCAATGGTCAAAGATATTCCACTCCTGGGAGCAGCAATTTCGATAGGTAGGTCAATTATCGGTTCTTTAGATAAACCTACTTCCGATCAAGCAGCCACGATAATTACGAACCGCGTATTTCGTGGAGCATGCACGCTCACAGGGTCTGATTACCCCGAACCACTGGGTCAACATCCAGTCGAATCAATTACAAAGGACATTGGTCTGGTGTCCTCAGACATGCAAGTGTCCCAGTATGCGCAATTGCCAAACTGGTTTCAGACCGTCACAGCTACAACTGCAGGTGTAGTTTACACGACCCCCGTTCATCCGTTAAAGTTTTACAACTTTGGCAGCGGTGGGCGTTCCAACCCCGATTTTCTCGCCTTTTCAGCCATGCCCTATGGTTTTTGGCGAGGTTCAATAAAGTTCAAGGTTCAATTCGTTGGAACGGCCTTTTACTCCTGCACATTTAGGTTGTCCGTGTACTACGGACCGTTCTATAACTCAAGTGTGCAGACGGCACTCGCAGATGGTGTCGCAACCTACTCTAAGGTAGTAGTGGTCCGAGGTGATGCCTGGGCTGATGTAGAGGTTCCTTATCTCCAGAAAGCCGCATGGGCATCACTCGGTTACTCAACCCTGAGAGCCAATGACGCTCCACCCACATTCGTGATTGAAGCATTAACACCTGTGCTTGGTAGCTCATTACCAGCAGATGCGTTTTATTATATCAACATTTACCGCGCGGGCGGAAGTGACATACAATTTGCGCAACTTAATGATGTTAATGCCAATGCTACTGGATATGAAGATGTAGTCTTCAAATCACAAGCAGCCTTGGTGGACGTTTTTACTAAACCATTTGAGCCCATTGTACCTGGCGCGCACGGAGCGCTAAGTGACAGTGTGTATATGTCAGATATGGCAGGATCGATCACAGATTCACTGAAACGTTATTGTCAACCCGCAGGGGGACCAGTAACGAAAAATGCCTATCCGGAACAAGCAGGTTCATCAGCGAACGGTTCAGCGTTCTTCTGGTGGGCTAATGGTTTTGCATATTGGCGAGGGTCGCGACGTTGTCGTGGGGTAATCACATCGGTAGAAACAGCGTTTCTATATGACCGGAATGATAATACATCGCAAGGTGGTGGTTATTTTTATAACGACGGAACTTCAAGGTTACATTTTGAAATTCCTTGGTATTGCCAACAAGCTTACTACCCAACAATAGCTTGTGCTTCATCAACAACCATCGCTGCGTTTAACTACAGTCCTCAAGACTGTGCGTTAAATAATTTCACTCCGGGAACTGGAGGCGCAGAATTAATGGTCGCTGCAGGCGACGATTTTGCATACTACCACCCCATGGCACCGCAACCATTTGCAGTGGCCGCTTTACTTACGGAAGTTCAAAAGCGGTTTTCAACACAACAACCCGTAATGACTGGACCTAATTCTACAGTCAGGACCGGGAATCCGAACACCTTATCTCTTGAGGACGTCAAGAGGCCGAAAACAATTGTAGGCAGTCAATTCAATGACCGACGACGATTATGACACATCGTTTATAACCCTTGGTCATGTCTACAAGTTCTATACTCAGTGCTCACATTTTACTATGCTAGTAGTCTAATGTGGGCAGCATGAAGTTTGTTTTTGTCGAATTATTATAGC